TATGGACTGCGCGATATTCGCCACCGCCTTTTGCAATGTCGTCGTACCCAATATCATACCGGTGATCGAGGTGTCGAAGGCACGCTGGATCGGCTGCATTAGGCTCTGCCAGGTTCTTTGGCTGGTCTGCGAAGACTGAAGATCCAGCTTTTCCTTGTCGCTCTGAAATTTCTGGTAAGCGAGCAGCTCTTCTCCCCACACCTTTTCATCAGCGGCAGCCTCGTCTCTGTTGTCGGACGCGGGACTGGCCTGGACGACGCTGGAAGTGTCTCCGATCCCGCTGCTCGATGTCATGCTCGCACCTATCGACCCCGCGAGGTCGGCAGCTTTGGTCTGCAGCGCACCGATACCAGTTCCGATTTGGCCGGTAGCCGCATTAAGCTGTGACTGCGCCTGCTGGGCAATGTCGCCGAGCCCGGCAAGTTGAGCGCGCATCGCATCCGTCGCCGCTTGGACAGAATTCGACGCGGCCTCCATTCCGGATCGGAGGCCGTCAATTTGGGCGCTGATAACTACGCTGGTTTCAATATCGGCCATTATAGCCTCTTGCTAACAAACTGCCTCCGCCAGTGTTTGCCATCGCCCTGATTTCTGCAGACCGCTAATCGGAAATTCCAGCCTGGAGGCGGAGTTCGGCAAAATCGAGGACTACGGGCGAGAGCCCGGCATTGACGTCTCCGACGCCAAACCCAGGCCCCAACTGAGCGAGGAACGAGCCGCCATCCGAACTCGGTCGCGGTCCTCGTCCCATCGACGTGAGCGGTAGCTGTCCTTTTTTATTTTTGCCGACGCCGAGATAGGCCGCGACCACCAAGTGCACCGGTGGATGCTGCGCCCAGTAGGATGTCAGCTCTTCGATCTGGAAGAGCGTCATCTCGTCAATTATGGGGTAGCTGTATCCACAGGCGGTCGCGAGGAGACCATAGATTTCTCGCCAGGGGTCACCGTCCCTAAAATCATATCCGACACTGACCTGGCGCTCGTACTGCCTGCCCCCGGGCTGGTCCCGGGGGCTGATGCTTCCCCCATAGCGGCTCCGCCTAGCTTCAGGCCGGATCCGGTCAGGACGGCACTCAGAACGGCACTGGCATTCCCGAGATCGAGCAAATTTTCGACTTTGTCCGGCGTCGTCTCGGGATAGTTGCGCTGCAGCGCCGCAGTGACGATGTCGATCAGCACGTTGATTTGCGGTTCGCCCATCGACGCCCCAATTTCGGTCAATTGCCTTACCTTGGGCATCAACCGACGGAGCTGGCCCAGGGTAAGCGGCGGCACTATCCAATCTTGCCCGCCCATGGCGACCGCCACACCGGGGATCATCACTCCACCGTACTCAGATAGCCGATCGTTCCCGAAGCGTCAGCGAAAGCCATGAAATCGAGTTCGCTAATCGTCCAGGTATCGAGCTTGGTCGGCAGTGACAATTTATTTGCCGTGCACGCGTTCAGACGAAGCGCGGTGCCGCTGCCGTTGTAGGCAGTGTAAAACGTCGCCTTGAACGTAGGAGTAATACCCATCGGCTGGTTCGCGAGGGTCAGTCTGTTGCCGCTTGTAGCGACGTTGTAGGTATACGAGATCAAAATCGCGGCACTCGCGTCGGCAGAGGAGAAAATATATGCACCGGTGGCGAAGTTGACCGAGTATTGGCCGGCAGCCGACGGCGTGGTCACCCGGTTGAAACGTTTGCCGGTTGCGGCGTAGCTGATGCCGAGATCATCATTGTAGCTTGCCGCATTGGCGGGGATGACCGTGTACGGCGTCGCCGCGGGAACCGTCGCGGCCTCCAGCTGCGAGACGGCGAACTGCCCCGTAGCTGGCGTCACGCCGAAAAAAATGTCCGAATACAGCAAACCGAGGATCTGCGCGAATTTGGCTTTCCCGGTTATCTTGCCCTGGCCACGCGCTATGGCCACGGGGAACTGAAGCTGGCCGTAGAGCTCTTTATCGCTCCAATCGAAATCGATCTGTATGTCCTGCAGCACGCCGAATTGTCGCGGACCGATGCCCGACCCGATCACATCGGTGCGTTCACCCCATATCGCGCCGGAGCCGAAGCTTAATTGCATGTCATTTACTCCCGTTCAAGAGCCGCTTCAGCCTCTCCTTGGCGGCGTGGGCGATATTCCAGGCCTGCGTGTCGCGGGCGACTGCCGAGCCCGGGAAATGGTCGGCCCACCAACCTTCAATGAGCTGCTCGATCGAGGGAGGCAGGGCGGTTTGGTTGGTGCTGTAATCTTCCTCGGCCATTGGTCACTCCTTCGAATAGCAGCCGATCTTCAGAAACACAGGATCTCGACCGGCACAATCGCGATGGCCTGATCGCCGAGTACGCCCTCGTCAGTCTGTAGCTTGCCGGCTATATAGGCGTGCTGAACCATTTCAGGCAGCCCAAGGTTCTGGATCCCAGTTGTCGGTGACGGTGCGAGCGCGGCTTCGAGCGAGTCGAGCAGCGGGTTCAAAATCGCTGCTGGCGCCAGATAGGGGTCGCTTGAATGGGCGTATACGTAAAATTCGACATAGAGTGTCCACACGATCGGTGCGCCAAGCTTTTTTATTGCGGCTTGGCCTCCTTTTTCGCTCATGAACAACGCCGGCTGCTCCGCCGGAGCAACGTCCGCCCAATGTCGTAGTCGCCGATTTGTACTGGTGAACTGCGCCGCACTGGCGCCGAGCTCCCATAATGCGGCGTATATCGTTTCACGAACTATCATCGATCGATTTCGAATACCAAGCCGCGGCGATCCACTGCTGCGATGCCTGTTGATAAAGCGACACCTGTCGCTTCTGATGTCGAGGATAAGTAAGTAAAGATTATATGCCGAACGATCATCATCTCGATAGTGCCTCGCGCAATGCCGCTTCCACCTCATCGCGTATCGCAGGATCCATATCTTCCAGTGCCGAGCTCAAAAAAGAGGGCTTCGGAATGTCTATCCCGCGGCAATCTGACCGTACATTGATCGCCTTCCTATGCCTCGGGCGTGCGAACGCCTTTGTGATACGGCGTAGCTTCGCTCCGACGCCAACCGCGCCATATCCGTGAGCGTGGGCATATTCGCCGTCGCTGGAAACCGTTGCTGCAATCCTGTCGTCGCTCTGATCGAGTTGCAGACTTGTGCTGGATCCGAGCGATCCCGAGCGGCCAGCGAGGGTTTGGCCAGTGAGCTCACGCTCCTGGATCTTGCGCTGCAGTTCGATCCCCAGCGTGGTCATCGCACGGGCGAGCCCCGAAGCGGCCAGATCCGGAGTGGCGCGCAGCCAGGCCAGCACTGCGTCGTCGCCAACAAGACGGGCAACAATCATAGGACCCCGGATATTATCGTGGGATCGGTGGTGCTTACCACCGATGCTTGTTGAATTGGGGCGATCGGCGCAACCAGACGATATTGTTGCAGCAGCGTTTTGACCGCATCGCTCATATCTTTTTGCGCATACGCGACGGTCTCTGCGCCGCCGAGAGATCTCGATACCTCGCCGATGCGTGTACGCTCCCGGTAGCGCAGCGCGACAAGCTCAATGCACGCCTGCGCGACTTCGGGCGGAGTAGTCGAATACCCGGCCGTATACGCAACAACAACGTTCTGGGCCCCGCGATTGAATCTGTAGCCGCGAACCGAGAGCTGTGTGGAACTGAACCGGTAGCCCGCTGCGTTGAACGGCGCCGCCGCAGGAACATCTAGACCGTCGATCGTCAAGGACAGCACTGCAGTGACCGGAAAGCACGCGAATTGCAGCCTGTGGCCTCCAGTTCCGTCGCGCACTTCAAGGAAATCGGCGGCCGCGATTTGGCGGTTCAGCCAGGTCTGGACATATTGACTTGCCGCCGTAACGAGCCGGGTAAGCAGCGCGTCGTCGCTTGGTGGAAAGGTGGCCTGCCCGGTTTGCAGCCACGCCTTAACGTCAGCGAGCGTCGTAAGATCCCCGAAGGCCACCGAATCAGCCCTTTTTTGAACGATTGCTCTGCGACGATTTCGCTCGACCCAACGCTATCATCGTCTCCTCAAATACGGGGACGAAGCCGTGCGCCAAGAGCTCGGAAGCGGCTTCGGCCGGCACGCGCACGTCCCCGTTCGAATCGCTGAGGAATTGGCGACCGGCATAGGAACATCCCGCGCCATCGTCGTGGTGCAGCGTAAGCACGCCGGCGGAAATCATATTGCCGCCGGTCTTTGCCAATACGAACCCCCCGATTGTCGTCAGGGGGCCGACCGCCTCCAGAGGCACTTGGATCAGGCCATCGTTATCGACCAAATACCGCGCTGTCCCGTGATTGGCCTCATCTTGGCTGAAAGCGGCGCGCAGCGGTATCGGGTCCGCGTCGAGCGAGACCCCCGGGCTTGACCCGGGGGCTGGCACGACAGACGCCTTCAAAGAAGGCGTCGAGATATCGAGCATTAGCGTTCACCCATTTGCGATATTGCTGATGACACCCATTGCAAAGGGAGCATAGACGGCCAGTACTTCCTCGGCATAAACGCCAACTTGGCGCTGGCGCGTGACGATCGGCCAATCGATCTGATAGTAGTCCTGCCGCGTCTTGATCTCGGCGACATTCGGCACCTCGTTCGACTGGTACTGAATGGGCAGGTTTTCCGCCCAACCGATGACCGTACCCGGCGGCACCTTCGGGTGAATTCGGATCGGAATGCGAAGGCCCCCATTCAGCGCGAAAGGATTGTAATAAAACTGAACGACTCCAGACGCCGTCAGTTGATACTCACCGTCGCTGCCGTCAGCGGGACTATCGTAGCGCAGCAGCGGACCCGAGGCGTTCGACAGTACCTTTGCCGTTATGTTCTTCAACTCTTGCGAGTTGACATAGAGAACCGTTGGCGACACCTGAAAATTGTCCCACATTTTCTGGAACATCGTGTCGATCTCGACGACCGAGCCGCGGCCGGATGCGGTCAGAGGCGTGCCAGTGCCTGCCGTGCCGGTCGGCATGACATTGACGTAGGCATTCGACCCCGGTTTCAACGCCGTCGTCAAAAGTCCGTCATAGGCGTAACTCGGGTTGGCGGAGTTGTCGCCAGTAATGGCGCTCTGCGGCTGGGTACCAGTGCCGAGCGGCGCAGATATGGCCAGACTGTTGATTGTCGTGATGGCCTGCAACACCTCGCTGCCGCTCGTTGTCGACACATACCAAGCATAAGCGACGGCGCCCTGAACCGGGTTGACTGAGCAGAACAGCGTCTGACCGAGCACTACCGCCTGGCTTGCCTCGGCGCTGATGTTCGACGAGCCGCCAGACAACGTGAAGCTTTTGCCGTCGGCTCCGGTCACGGTCTTCGAGGTCGCGACACCGCCCAACACGCTGGTGTTCTGGTAGCCTTCGAGGGTCAGCGCTACAACCTTGACGAAATAAGTAGCAGCCGGCAGCGTTGCGCCGGCGCCTGAGGCCGATAGTGTCGGAGTAGAAGGCGTACTGAGCGTCAGTGAGGCGTTGCCCGCGAGGATCGCCATCTCCTCCTTCAGCATCATCTTTTGCAGGAGGCGGAAAGCCATCATGGCCTGGATGTCTTCAAAGGTCCGGCCAGCGGAAATTGCTTCGAAAGTTGCCGCGTCTTCCTCCCCGATTGTGACGAAAGCCGAGGTTTTGTTCGAGGTCGAATACGACATCTGGCCCGAACGTTGGCCTTCCGGCACCCACCCCATCGAATCGAAACCGGAGCCGATGATCGCGTTCACTTGCCGCCAATTTGTTGCGGAACCGACGCCACCGCCAACGCGTGGAACGATGTTCCTGAGTGGAGTGACAAATGGATAGAGGTTCTTCGCTGGCGCTTGTAGGTCAAAGGCCAATAAGCCGGTCGCAGTCGAAATCGATTTGGCCAAACGAAAATCCGGCTGTGCCAGGGCCCCTTTCATGAGCTCCAGCGATTCTTGAGTGATTGAGTTCATCAAACTCCTCCCAGAAAAGGGGGGCAATAAAAAGCCCGGCAAGGTACCGGGCTCGGCGACGGCCGTTGGGCCGGATGGTGTGTGTGCATGACAGTCAACGCCCTGAGCGAGTTACTCCCGGCGTCAGTCGACTGCAGATTTCAAGAT